TACAGTCCCATTCCTTCAGGACCCGCGAGGCCTCTCCGTAGCCGACCACCTGGCTGTCACCGTGGGTGACGTCCTGGAGTTGACCGGCCTGCGCCTCCGAGTCAAACCCGGTCAGCGCGCCGATCTGGACGCCGGCGAAGGTGACGATGCACGGATGGGAACTGGGGGGCAGGGGCACGGATCACCCCCGGATCAGGACAGGACCTGCTCGAACGTGGCCGAGCCCTCGACGAAAGCGCCGGTCTTACGGCTGATGCTCGACGCCGTGCAGCGGTAGGTGCCGCTGCCGCCGGTCGTGGTGAGCGTGGCCTCGGCACCCTCGGTCGGGCCGGTGGCCGTCCCGTAGGCCCGGAACTGGATCGTAATCTTCTTCGGGTCGGCCGGATCCTTGAGCGGGGCGTTCGCGTAGACCTTCTCGGCCCCGTCGACGAGGTCGAGCGTCGAGAGGTCGACCCGCTCGCGGCTCGGGGCCGAGCCCTCCTGGCTGATGTCGATGCACTTGAAGGTCGCGCCGGCGAACGAAAACGTCGTCCCCTGCGAACTGATCCAGGTCACGGGATCGGGCATGGTTCATTCCTCCCAGGTGATCGCGTAAGTCTGTTCGACGATGTAGGTCGGGACGTCGCGGCCTTCGAGGAACACCGCGTCGCCGTCCTGCTGGCCGGTGATCGCCGACTCGTGAATCTTCAAGTCGCCGACGAGGCCGGTAAAGTTTCGGAGCGCGGCCCGGATCCCCCGGGCGAGCTGCTTCGCCTGGAGGTAGCCGTCGGCGCAGATCGAGACGGAATAGGTGCCCTGCACCAGGGTCACGGAGCCGAATCCCTCGTCGAGGGTCTGGAGGTCCTCCTGCCCCGCCTGGCCGTACATCACGAACGGCGGCAGGACGCCCTCGGGGACGGCCAGCGGGTAGGCCGGGCACCCGGCCGCGGCCTCGATCGTGTCGCGGAGCCAGCCCTCGGTGTAGTTCGTGGGGATCGGCATGGGGTCACCTCTTGCGTCGGAAGCCGGGGGCGCCGCCAGGATTCTTCCCGGCGGCCAGTTCTGCGCATGCCTTGTTGAGGGCCTTTCGCATCTCGCCGACGAGCATCTTCGACGCCGGCTGTTTCACCTGGGCGTGGGTCCGTTCCATGATCTTTCGGGGTTCGATCTGGGTCGTCCCGAACTCCAGCCAGATCGCCTTCCGGCTTTCGGTGCCGTACTTGTAGCCCAGCCGGCCGATCACGAATCCGTCGCGGTTCTTGCCGGCGTACTTGGAATTCACGGTCGCCGCCCGGCGCAGGGCTCCGGCGATGTTCTTGATCTTGCCGGAGCCCTTCGTGAACCGGCCTCGCGTGTCGCGGGTGACCGCCGACGCGCGGAGCGTCTTCTTCCTCTTCGGGGTGTTTTTCCGCAGGACCGGAACGCCGGTCTTCAAGGCCCGCTTCATCGCGGCGCCCAAATGCTTCTTGGCGATGTGCCGCGGCAGCTCGTCATAGCGGGCCATGAGCGCCCCCACCTGGCCCGACATGCCCCGCCAGTTGAGCGCGATCATGTCGCCTGCTCCTCGACGGTCAGCTCGTGCTCCTCGCGGGCGCCCTTCTCGACGACCGCGGAGATGTAGAGCAGCCGGTCGCCACGGCTCACCCACCGCAGCCGCCAGTTCCCGCGAAGGCCCTCGACGTAGCGGATCCGGACGGTCGCCTGGGTCGAGCCGCCGATCTGGCCGCGCCGCTGCTGCTCCGAGTAGCTCACCGCCTCATAGGAGCCGTAGACGCGGCTGACCTCGGTCCACGCCTGGACGCTCTCCCCGAGGGCGTTCCGGGTCTCGGTCGGCGATTCGATCGCGAACACCTCGCGGAGCAGTCCGGACGGGAGGCCCATGTCACCAGCCCCCGTCGTGGGATTCGCTGGCGAGCAGGGCCTCGAAGGCCTGCGGCAGCTCGACCGCCGTGTCCTCCGCGAGGACGCCGCGGTTCTTGAACAGGTGCTCGACGTACATCAGCAGGGCCGCCCGGATCTGCGGGGCGACGGGCGTCCCCGGGGCCACGCCCCCCCAGTAGGTCGCGACCACCTTCCCAACAGTGCCGGTCGGGAGCGTCACGGTCGCCGGCATCGCGTCGGCATCGACCTCGAGGTCGCCGGCCGCCACGGCCACGCCGTCCACCGTGACCGCGAGCGGGTAGGTCGCGTCCACCAGCAGGGGCGGGGCGGCAAGCGTCAGGACCGCCGGGGCCGTCGCCCAGGTCGCCCGGTACTGGGTCGCCACGAGCGTCTGGCCGAGCCGCCGCTCGATCAGCCGGCGACCGGCGGCGATCTTCCCCAGGAGGAGCGTGTCGTGGTCGGCCTGGTCTGGCATCAGGCCGACTTGGGCCTTCGCCTCGACGAGGCTCACGGGCTCGATCACCGGCCACTGGATCACGCGGAGGGTGTCTGGTTTCATGCCTGGGTCACCGAGTGGAGGTAGTTCGGCTGGGCCGTCGTGAGCGACACGGTGCCACCGAGGAAGATGTCGGCGTAGACCTTGCCGCCGATCACGTTCTCGTGCCAGCACTCCAGCCGGAACGATCTCGGGTAGGCGACGTAGCGGCCGTCGAAGTCGAGGCCGGAGATCCCGTAGAACGTCGCCGGGACGAACGTCAGCGTCACCACCCGCCGGCCGGAGCCGTCGGTCGTGATCGTCTTCGGGACGACGATCGTCTTCCCAGCGTCGGCCGCCGTCGCCTCCGCGTAACACGTCCAGCCGGAATAGTTCAGACTTGCGACGAACGTCACGGTCACGACGACGCTCGCGCCGCTGCGGACGAGGTCCACCTTCGCCGACCCCATGCCGCGGAGCGGCGTGACGATCAGGTTCTTCGCGGCGGTGTTCGGCTGGGCCGGGATCGGCACGGGATCACCTCGTTTCGATCACGACCGACTCGACCGCCCGCTCGACCTCGAGGCCCGGGATCCGCGGGGCGGCCTTCACCGGCTCCGCGACGCCGGCCTCGACGAGCGTCTTCGCCAGCCCGGCCGTCGCCTGGATCACCTCGCCGCGGCGGTAGCCGCGGTAGTTCCTGGTCAGGCGGAGGGGCTCGGTCTGCATGGGGCCTCCGGATACGGGGCGGCCCGGGGGCTGGCATCCGTGCCGGCCCCCGGGCCTGGTTTGCACTCACGCGGTCAGGTTCAGGACGCAGCCTTCGCCAGCCGGCCGACGAACTCGGGGGCGTGGTTCGCCACGCCGAACCGGGTATTCGCGACGTAGAGAACCTGGCGGTTCCGCATCAGGATCTCGCGGCCGGCCTCGATCTCCAGGCCGCCGTCCTTCACGCCGACAGCCGAAGCCATCATGAAATCGCCGTACAGGGCGAGCGTCGTCGAGGGCAAACCCTTGACGAGGTACACCGGGGCACCGAAGACAGTCGGCACGATCCGCCCGCCGCCCACGGTCGTGGTCGTCTGCTGGGACGACCAAAGCTTCATCAGGTCCACCCAGCCGGCCTTCGACACCACCCAGGAGGCGGTGCCCATCACGGTCTCGTCCACCTTGCCGACGACGTCGGCAAGGTTGTTGAGAGTCGTCGCGGCCGAGGCCCCGACGGTGATGGTGTTCCCGCCGGCCACGGCGGCCGCGAGGCCGGTGATCGACGGACTGGAAGCGTTGCCGCCCAGCCAGACCGCGTCGAACTTCTGGGCGTAGGCCAGGGCGAACCGATCGGCCACGAGGCCGGCGACGTCGATCGGGCTGTCCTCGAGGAGGGCCCGCGAGACGGCGCACGAGGCCCGCATCTCGTAGAGCGTCAGGTCCGCGATGCTCGTCGCCAGATCCTGATCCGTGGTCGCCGTCCCTTCGGCCACGAACGACGCGGTCGCGTCGCCGACCTTCGGGAACGAGATCTTCGCCCCGCGCGGGGTGACGACGGTCGCGAGCTGGAGGGCGACCGAGCTGTACTGGAGCCGGTTCACGATCGCCGCGAACAGCTCGCCGATGACGTACTCGGCCCCCTTCGCGTCGTAGGTGCTGCTCGTCTCGCCCATCGCCCGGACCTCGCCGGTGAAGAGCTGGCGGAGGTAGCCGCCGACCAGAGCCGCGGCCTTGACCGAGGAGAACGCCCGGACGCCGGAGCGGATGTCCGACCGGGGCGCCGGCTCGTCGGCCTTCGGATCATCGCCGCGGGGCTCGGAGTCGCTGGTCCGGACGGCCCGCAGCGAGGCGAGCCTGTCGTCGAGGGCCCGCTCGCCCTTCGCCTCGGCTGCGATCTCGCCGGCCCGGTTCGACAGGGCGGCGAGCCGCTCCTCGATCCGCTTCTTGTCGGCGTCGTCGGCCGGGGTCACGGAACGGAGATCGTTGATCTCGTTCTCGATGGCGACGGTTTCGTCCTGGAGTCGAGCGAGCTTGGGGCTGGGCATGGTTCGCGTCCTTGCGTGCGGGGTGTTCGGGCCGACGCTCGCGAGAATGCCAGCCGGCACCACCCCCGGAAAAGTTTCGGCTGTCCTACGGTAGGACGATTTCAGGGACGGCACTTGCCGCCGGCGCACTTCCCCGCCTTACAGGTGCAGGCCGGCGAGCATTCGCATGGGATCTCGATCCGGCCGTCGGGCTTGATCTTGCCGTTCGTGCATCCGCACCGGCATCCGGTCGGCTTCGGCTTCGGGCCGGGGGCCGGGGGCGGAGCCGGGGGCGCCGGCGGCGCGGCGTCCACCGCGAGGCTCGCCCGGGCGGCGGCCACCGCGGCGGCGGCCTTCGGGGCCTCCGCGTCGATCGCGGCCGGGTCAGCCGAGAGCCAGACAAGCCACGCGAGGAACGCGTTCCAGATTCCAGAAAACATCACCACCCCCTGCCATGCTCGAGGACCTGGTGCCCGTCGTCACCGACGCGGGCCCGGACGGTCTGGTACTCGGCCGCGTCGGCCGGCGGTCCGTCGGCCACGAGCGCCACCCAGAGGAACGTCTTCGCGAGACGCGCGATCACCCGCAGGACGGGCCGGTCGGGCTGGGGCGAGAACGGGCTCGGGATGAACGGTGCCGGCGAGAACGGCCCACGGGCAGGGGCCGAGAACCAGAACAGAAGCAGAACCGCGGCCGCCGCGTAGATCGCATGCCGCTTCGTGAACGTGACGGTCATCGGCCAGCCTCCGGCGCGGGGGTCATCCAGTTCCCGTGGTGCAGGTCGCGCCAGCCGAAGCCGGCGATCGACCCGACCGCGAACGAGTCCTCCTGGGCGAGCATCCGCTCGACGACACGCCGCTCGACCCAGAACGATCCGTCGGGCATGTCTGCCGGCCACTTCGGGCCGGTGATCCAATTCGGCCCCCAGGAATTCAGGCAGAGGAGAGCGTCGGACGGCGAGCCGTTCCGCTGGTAGCGGACGGCCACGAAGCACATCTCGTGCGCCCACTGGCCGGAAGCCGCGGCGTAGCCGTGGGCGTTGCGGGTGTTCGTGAATCCCTGCATCGAGGCGACCGGGATCGGAAAGCCGGCCTCGACCGCGGAGGCGGCCTCGTCCCAGGTCGTCACGAGGGCGATATGGGTCGCCGGGTGCCGCTTCGCGACGCCGTCCAGCCGGCCGCCGTCGCCCTTGCCGCCGCAGCCGTAGGCGCCCCACTGCTTCGCCCGGTCGGCGGAGTAGGCCCGGAGGTCGAGGTCGCCGATCTGCTCGCGGTAGACGACGCCCCAGTCGCGGACCCAGCGGGCCGCGGCCGCGCCGTAGGAGCCGTCGCTCCAGCCGCCGACGGGGGCGGCGCCGTCGCCCGACTTGCCCCGGGCCTCGACGCGCGAGCCGCCGTAGATCGCCTCGGTGGATGGGAACGGGGGCGGGTTCGCGAGCCGGCCGGTTTCCCAGTCGACGCACTGGGCGACGTAGATCCCGTGGGCCCAGCCCCACGAAACACAGTCGCCGATGCCCTGCCGCTCGACGATCCACGGCCGGCTGTAGAGGGCCTGGTGGGCCTTGTAGGCCGGGCGGTACAGGAACGTGTCCTTCCCCTGGGCCTTCGCCACGGTCTCGGCCCCGGCCCGGGCGAACGTCGGCTCCGGCAGCTCGGCGAGGAACTCGCGAACGCCGGCGGGGTCCGGCCGCCAGCCGAACCGGCCGTCGCCCTCGTCGATCCAGCCGGCCGGCCGGGGGCCGCCCGTCAGGCTCGCGACGACCGCCGCAAAGGCCAGACCGAGAAGCAGGGAGACGGCGAGGAGCCGAAGCCTATCGGGCCGCATCGGTCGCCTCCCGGCCGATGTCGCGGAGGGCCGAGACCCACTTCGCCCGCTGCTCCGGTGTCACCGGGCCGCCGGCGGTCCCGACCTGCTCCTCGAGGTAGACGCGGATCGCGTCTCGGGCCGCCGGCTGGCGGGCTCCGATCGACACGCCCCGGCATCGCAGCTCGCGGGCCCGCTGCCGCAGGTCGTCGAACGCGACGCCGCTCTTCAGGGACGGCTCGGCCTGCCGGCCGTCCCATTCGATCTCGTCGGCCAGCTCGGAGCAGAGGCCGCCGATCGTGGCCGCGTCCTCCGACGCCGTCGGCCCCTTGAACAGGCCGCGCAGGTGCAGCCCCGCCGGGGCCGGGGCCGGGGCCGGGGGCGGCGGCGCCGCCTCGTCGCGGCCGGCCGAGAACCAGACCATCGCGGCGCCGATCACCAGGCCACTGGCGAGCAGGTGCCGCGGCTGGAGCGTTGCCGCGGCGGCCTTCTGCCGGACGGCCTCGCGGATCGCCTTCAGGTGTTCGGGGCTCGCGAACAGCAGAGCGGCGGCGGCGAGTAGGAGCGCGGTGATCATCACGACCTCACGAGTTTCAGGATCTGCTCCATCGCCCCGGCGGAGATCGCCAGGACGAGCGACCGGACGGCCGGGCGGACGAGGATCCAGAGCGGCCAGACGGCCGTCGGGATCGCCTTGTCGGCCACGAGGTCGAACAGGTTCGCGGCCGCGGCCAGGACGACCGCCCGCTTCTCCTCGCCCGACAGGCCCTGGACCGTGTCGAGCGTGGTGACGCACAGCCGCAGGAGCGAGACGAGCAGCTCGCCGAACTCCTGCCAGGTCAGGCCGTCGGCGGCCGACGACTTCGCCGCTGCCATGAACGCGGCGAGCTGGGCCGCGAGGGTGTCGAACGGGGCCGCCGCGGCGGCGGGGGCGTTGGTGTCGGTCATCGGCTGCGCCTCCAGATTGAATCCGCAGGGACGACCTGCCGGCACCGGGC